GAAAGATAACTGGACAGCTTCCACGGCTTATCTTAAAGATGACGTAATTAGATATGGTGGTAGAACTTATGTTTGTATAACAGGACATACAGCAGGATCTAATTTCTACACAGACATCGCAAACTGGAACAATTTCAGTGATGGTACCCAATGGAAAAGTGATTGGAGTACATCAACCTTTTACAAAATAAATGACATCGTAAGATACGGTGGTATTATTTATATTTGTAACACAGAACACACAGCCCAAGCAACATTGGAAGCTGATCAATCTAAATGGGATCAGTTTGCTACTTCAATTGACTGGAAAGACAATTGGGTTGCAGGAACTGTTTACAAAGCAAACGACTTGGTAAAATATGGTGGAAACATTTACATTTGTAATACTGGTCATACTGCCGCGGCCACAAATGCACTTGGACTTGAACAAGACACATTAAAATGGGACCTATTCTCCGAAGGTCAAGATTGGAAGCAAAACTGGGCAATCAATACAAGATACAAAGTCAACGACATTGTAAAATATGGCGGAACACTTTACGTTGCTAACACAGGACACACATCTGCCGCAACAGTTACTCTTGGATTAGAAGACGACCAAGCAAAATGGGATTACCTAAACAAAGGGATTGACTACAAAGGTGAGTGGACAAACTCAACTCGTTATAAAGTAAATGATGTTGTGCTTTATGGTGCTACACTTTATTTGTGTACTACTCAACACACTTCTGTTGTTACTAATCCTGATTCACAGCTAGGAACACTACAAGCTGATATTGCTAATTGGGAAAAATTTGTACCAGGATTAGAATTTGAAAATACTTGGTCAGGATACGAAAGATATCAACCAGGTGACTTTGTAACATACGGTGGTAACCAATACGTTGCCAACGACAATGTTTACGCTGAGTTACCTCCTTCAAGTGCCAAATGGGAACTTGTTACTTCTGGATTTAATCTAAGAGGTGAATGGGGAGATGATTCTACAAACACAGAATATAGAATTGGTGATGTGGTTAGACTGGGTGGATACACCTATCTTGCTACAGCAAACAGTTCAGGACAGCGTCCACCAAATGCTACTTACTGGGCAAGACTTAACCAAGGTATCGAATGGAAAAACACATGGACAACAGCTACAGTTTATGATGCTGGTGATGCTGTACGTTACGGACTTATAAGTTACGTATGTATTGCGGCACACACTTCAGATACAGCTAAACGTCCAGATAACGATTCAAATGGTGATTACTGGAACAACTTGGCATCTGGTGCTGAAGAAAGTGCATTAACTACGCAGGGTGATTTACTTTACTATGGTGGTTCAGGACCATCAAGATTACCTATCGGTAGTGAAGGACAAGTTTTAAGTGTTGCTTCAAATGGTATTCCGGAATGGAAAGACTTTTTATCAGTACCTGATGTATACTATGTAGCAGGCGGAATAGGAACCGATAACCCAGCACCAACAAACGGTGTTACACTAGACCGTCCATGGAAAACAATTAGGTATGCTTGTGAAGAAATTGAAAAAGGTCCAAGAAATGCCAATGCGGCTTTCATGCTTGAACAGAACAGAACATTTATAGCATATGAAACTGCTAAATGGGCAAAGAGACAGATCATCACACAAACAAGTCCATTCTTTATTGGATTTGCTTTTGATGAAGCTAAGTTCGAAAGAATAGCAGGTTACGCTTTAGATGGTATTTTACTAGATCTTAAAAAAGGACATAACGTTGATACAAGACGTGTAGCCCAGGCAATGAAAGACAACGTAAGTGGCGATTGGTTTGATACAGGATCAGAATCACAGAACGTTGCGGCATTGAACTTTGTAATTAGCATAGCAACTGATGTTGTAAACAGTGCTACACCTGCCGCAGATTATCAGGCATTAGATGGTGTTGCTTCAGCAGATAGATACTTACAAATCAAAGATACTACAAAACCAGCAGAAACTGGCGCTGTAGCTGAACTTACAGCAAGTATGGCTATCATCACAAGTGCTATTAGCTTAGGTGGAGGTTATACATTACCAGCTGAAGTTAAAAGACACAAAGTTATATTTGTCAAAACAGGAACATATAAGGAAGTTCTTCCAATTAGAGTTCCAGAAAGAGTTGCTATTGTAGGTGACGAACTACGTTCAGTAAGAGTAGAACCAGCAGGTAGCTTAACATCTTCAAGTGATACTACTTATTCATTAGCTGGTATCTTACACATGAAATCAATACTAGATGACATTGTACAAGGTTCAGCAATTACAGCACAAACAGGTAATGCTTTATCACAAAACGTAAGCAAGCCGTTTAGTACATCAGCTGTATCTGACATAGTGGTAAATTTATCACAAGAACTTTATGATAAGATTGACTACGAAGTAAACGGAGTGTCAGGAGACTCAACAGCTCCTGTGTTTGCTGGTAACAACACAAGGGTTGATGACCAAGATAAGTTTAAAGCGGCTAGATTGTTATTGTTAAACAAAGACTTTATAGCTGAAGACGTTACAAAATACATTAATGTTAACTATCCGTCGTATACATTTGATGAAGCACAATGTAAGTCAGACGTAAAGAATTACATTGACGCATTCATATATGATTTGATTTATCCAGGAAACTATAGAACATTATACGCTGGATTGTATTATGGAAACAGTGTTAATGGTTCTACATTAGAAAACATGTATCTGCTTAGAGACGCAACAGGTATTAGAAACCAAACAGTTGGTGGTTTAAGTGGTACACTAGGTTCAGCTAATTCATACGGAACGAAGCGTCCAACAGCTGGTGCTTATTGTTCATTGGATCCAGGATGGGGTAAAGATGATACCAGAGTATGGATCACTTCAAGATCTCCATACGTACAGGGAGTAACTACTTTTGGTACAGGTTGTGTAGGACTTAAAGTTGATGGTGATTTACACAATGGTGGTAACGACTCAATCGTTGCTAACGACTTTACACAAATCTTAAGTGATGGTATTGGTGCGTGGATTACTAACTTAGGTAGAGCAGAACTTGTTTCCGTGTTCTCATACTACGGACACATTGGTTATCTAGCAGAAAACGGCGGTAAGATCAGAGGTACTAACGGTAACTGTTCATACGGTGACTTTGGTGCTGTGTCTGAAGGCGTTGACGGAAGCGAAGTTGCTACCAGAGGTGGAGTAAACAATAGAAAACTTGAAGCACAGGTTGGTAGAGCATTGACAGATGGAAGTGCTATTATTCACTTTGAATACACAAACGCAGGTAATGCTTACACATCAGCTTCTTACACAGTATCAGGAGCAGGTTACGGTGCTGTAATAGCTAACGCTAACTATGCTGACAATGCCTTGTTTGAAGTTAGACTTAGAAACCCAGACGACGGTTCAACATACAACGCAGAAGATCAAAACAGTGATGGATTACTTAATGACCCGGACACTGTAGGTGGTAGAGGTTATGTGTTTAGCGAAAACACAGCACAGGGCGGTAACGCAACGACAATTACGTTATCAAACACTGAAACAGCTAACAGTTCTAAATACGTAGGTATGAGAGTTGTAATTACGGCTGGTACAGGTGCTGGACAATACGCACAAATTACAAGTTACAATCCAGGAACAAAAGTAGCCAACCTAGCAAAAGAGTCCGACGGTACGGCGGGATGGGATACATGGCACCCAACTAATGGTATCGCGTCAACACTAGATGCTACAACTGCTTATTCAATAGAACCAAGAGTTACTGTTGTAGGTGGCGGCGGCTCAGGCGCACAGGTTAGAGCTCAAGTTTCTTCAGGAAGAATCACACAGTTCTACATTGTAAATCCTGGAAGTGGGTACACAACTACACCAACACTATCGATAGTTGATCCAAACGAAACTATCGAAGTACCATATCAGGTAAGAATTGGTAATGGGGTATTGACACAACCTACATGGACAAGCAGAGGTATAGACTTTGAAACTGCTGGAGCAACAGTAAGTGGAGATGGATATGCTGATATCTTCCAAGAAAAGAACTTCTTGAATGTTTTAGGAATGACAGAAATTCCAGAAGAAGGTGCTAACTTGGAGATAGCAGGAGATAGCAGATACTTTAAGATTGTGTTTGTGAGAGAGTTACAAGGCAGTGCTGGAAACTACTCAGCAAACTTACAGGTTTCGCCAAACTTAGGAATTGAACAAGCTCCTATACACGGCGCAAACTTAACAGTCAGAAAAAGATTTAGTCAGGTTAGACTTACTGGACATGACTTCCTAGACATTGGTACTGGTAACTTTGCTAGTACTAACTATCCAGGAACGCCAGCTGTGGCTAATGATCCAAACGATGAAGTTAATGAATTTGGCGGAGGAAGAGTGTTCTACACATCCACAGACCAAGATGGTAACTTTAGAGTTGGTAGATTGTTCAACGTTGAACAATCAACTGGATCAGCGAGCTTGAATACAAGTGCTTTCAGTCTAGCAGGACTACAGGAACTTTCACTAGGTGCTGTAGGACTTGGTGAGGGAGGTGCAACAATTAACGAATTTAGTACAGACGGAACGTTTAGTGCTAATTCAGATAACGTTGTTCCTACACAGGCGGCTATTATCACATACATCAATTCACAGATTGGTGGTGGAAGTAGCTCCTTGAATGTTAACGCAGTTACAGCTGGTAAAATAAATATCACTGGAAACACGATTAGTACAACAGACAACTCACCGATCACGGTTACTACTGGAATGAATTTCAACGGTGGAATACTTGGATCACCGGTTGCGATGGCGTACTTTTTAACAAGTAAAACATAATGGCTAAATACTATAAGAGGAGTAAAAAATGGCATCAGGAGTATTAGGATCAAACGATCTTGGAGCAAACACAGATACCAGCGTCTACACAGTTCCGGCTGATACTTATAGCGTTGTGACTGTATCTATCTGTAACAGAGGATCAAGCACAGCTAATATCAGAATTGCTGTAGCGGCGGCGGCGACACCAGCGGCTTCGGAATTCATCGAATACGATGTAGCACTAGGACCAAACGGTGTTCTTGAAAGAACAGGTATCGTAGCACAAGCTACAAAAATTATTGTTGTTAGATCATCTCAAGCAAATGTAAGTGCAGTTGTAATGGGAATTGAAACAGCAGTACCAGCATCATAAGGATAGGAAAATGGGAAGAAGAATTTCATTAGGTTCACCAGGTTTAACTATACCTTTTGGGAACACGGCACAAAGAACAGCAGGCGCAGGCGCAGGTTCATTAAGATTCAACACGGAAATTAACGTGTTGGAACTATACAATGGAACAGCATGGCTTCCGGTTGGTGTTTTGAATGCTAAGACGGTCACAACGACTTATTCCGCTCACTCAGGAGAGCAGTTATTCGTAGATACAAACGGAGGAGCGTTTACAATTACATTACCTAGTGCGCCAGCAACAGGTGATGTTATTAGATTTTTTGATCTAAGAAAAACATTTGATAGTAACGCACTAACAATAGGTAGAAACGGAAAACTAATCCAAGGTGATTCAGCGGACATGACTGTTAGCTCAGAAGGTGCGGCGTTTGACCTTGTATATTCAGGTGATTCATACGGTTGGCGTATTCACTCTGTATAATATTTTTGGAGAAGGAACCACATGGCTAGTTACGCAAGTTATAAAAAAGTTACATCAGAGGGTATTCCTAGTGGTACAATTACTAGAAGTAAGTTAGCCCCAGGGGCTGGTGCTTGTAGAAAAGTACAATGGATTTACAATGCTCGTGGCATGCAATGTCACATGTGTGCTAGACAATCTGGTTGTTGCGAACAAGCAAATGGTAAGTGTTGCTATTGGTGCGTTCCGGATAATGTTTACAAAGTAACCTTTGAAATTTGGTCAGGCGGTGGCGGAGGACCAGGACACACTTGTTGTAACTGTTGTTCTTTCGCAATCGGTGGAGCAGGTGGAAACTATGCTTCTAAAACAATTGATACCAATCCAGGATGTCAGTATACGGTATGTGCCGGAGGCGCTTGGCCTTGCGGTAAAGCTCATACATGTGGTGCTGGAATGGGATGTCGTTCGTATGTAAACGGACACAATTTATCAAACTTTTGTGTTACAGGAGCCTGCGGAGGCTGGATGTGTAACGGAGATGCTTGGGGTCAAAGACACCTAACATCACTTTGTGCTAACTGTAACATTTGTGGAATTTTTGGTGCTGACTTCGGTGGTATGGGAGCCATGGGAAGAAAAGCAGGAACTACAACTTGTAGATGTCACGGACAAGCAGGTTACAGTGGTGAAGCATATGGTATTGGAATCATGGGCGGCACTGGTGTTAACCATGCGTGGTGCTCATGTGGATGTCACATTCCATGGCCGTCAGGCGGAGGACACCCAGGACAGAGTACATTCTGTGGAAACTGGGCCAAGTGTTGTGCTGGAGGATCAGGACAAGGTGGTTCAGGAATAGTAAAGATAACATTTGCATAAGGAAAAAAGATGGCAACATACGCAAGTTACAAAACATTAACAGCAGACAACTTTTTAGACAACAGTATTACTGCCGCTAAATTGGGAGCAGGTGCTGGTAATAAGTATGGTGTCAAATGGATCTATAATGAAAGAGGATTAAGATGTCATCACTGTGCTGATAACGGAAACTGTTGTGAGCAGGCAAACGGAAAGTGTTGTTATTGGTGTGTTCCTACAGGAGCAAGTAAGGTAACATTTGAAATTTGGTCAGGTGGTGGATCAGGAGCAGGAAATACATGCTGTAATAACTGTTCAAGATCAGCAGGAGGATCTGGAGGAAGTTACGCTGTCAAAACAATTAGTACATGTCCAGGATGTCAGTACACAGTTTGTGCTGGTGGTACATGGCCTTGTTCAAAGTCACACACTTGTGGCGGAGGAATGGGTTGTAAGAGTTACGTAAACGGACACAACTTATCAAACTTCTGTGTAAACGGAGGATGTCACGGTTGGATGTGTAATGGTGGAGCATGGGGTCCAAGACATACACAAACTTGTGCAAGTTGTAATGTATGCGGAATTTTTGGAGCAGACTTTGGTATAATGGGTTCAACCGGAGTATCAGGTGGACACGGACAATGTCAATGTAAATCAGCAGACTGGATGCAGTCAGGATCGGCTCCGTTTATTGGAAAAACTTATGTGCACTCACACGCAGAAGCATGGTGTGGTTGTGCTTGTTACACAAACTGGCCAGCAGGTGGCGGTGGTTCAGGAACTTCAAGTTACTGTAACAACTGGGCAAAATGCTGTGGTGGCGGAAACATGGGTGGATCAGGGATTGTTAAAATAACATTCGCATAGGAAAATAAAATGGCAACATACGCAAGTTATAAAAAAGTACAAAATGACAGTTTAGCAGACGCAACAATTCAATCAGACGATATCGCACACGGACAAGGTAACAACTACGGTGTTCAATGGATTTATAATGAACGTGGCATGAGATGTCACATGTGTGCTAGACAGAGTGGATGTTGTGAACAGGCAAATGGTAAATGCTGTTACTGGTGTGTACCAGATGGCGTATCAACTGTAACATTTGAGATTTGGTCAGGCGGCGGAGGCGGCCCTGGACATACTTGTTGTAATTGTTGTTCATTTGCTCTTGGAGGATCAGGCGGTAACTACGCAACTAAAACCATAGCAACGTCACCAGGCTGTCAATATACGGTATGTGCTGGTGGTGCTTGGCCTTGTGGTAAATCACACACTTGTGGTGCTGGAATGGGATGTCGTTCATATGTAAACGGATATAACCTAAGTAATTTCTGTACACAAGGAGGTTGTGGTGGTTGGATGTGTAATGGAGATGCTTGGGGACCAAGACACATGCATTACTCATGTGAAAACTGTAGAATTTGTGGAATTTTTGGTGCTGACTTTGGGATAATGGGCGGTACAGGATGGAGACCAGGACACGGAAACTGTCACTGCCACTATCAGTATAACGGTTCAGGACAAGCACCAATGATTGGTAGACATAATATGTCTATTACTATTGAAGCATGGTGTAACTGTGGATGTCACATTGATTGGCCAGCAGGAGGCGGTATGGCAGGAGAAAGCTCATATTGTGGAAACTGGGCAAAATGCTGTGCTGGTGGTTCAGGACAAGGTGGTTCTGGAGTTGTTAGAATAACTTTTATGTAAAATGATAAATACTTGTAGGAGCAAAACGCAATGAGAAGAATAGAAAAACAGTTTACTTACCCAATTTGGGATGAGTGGAGAACAAACAGCTTCACGCAGGGTAGAACTGGTACACATACGTACAAAGGACCAGAGTTTATTACTGTAGAAGTTAATAAAGATCCAGACCATGAAAATTATGGTAAAGAATCAGGCTGGTGTCTAACACGTAAAGAAGAATTTGAAAGACCCACTGGCGAAGATATTATGAGAATTACAGTAGATTGTAAAGAAAATCCTTTGCTTTGCGAAATTGCCAACGACGAAGGCCGTGAAGATTTGGTTGCTATGAGACGTGGCAGAAAATGGAAAACATTATGGGACGCTCCAGACGGATATCCAGATGTTGAATATACAGACGATTTAGAACCTAGAGATGTTTACGACGAATGGAACATTTATTATGATTTTGAAAATGATAAGTGGAACATTGGAACACACGACTGGGAAGCTACAGGTGTTGATAAGTCAATTACATGGCAAGATATTAGAGATGTTAGAGATGCTCAGTTACACGAAACTGACGCAAAAGTTGGACAAAGTGATGCTCCACAAGTGCTTCAAGATGAATGGCTTAATTTTAGACAAAGATTGCGTGATCTTCCAGCTGTAATGGAAGCAAGAGGTTATGAACCTTGGCAAGCGGCAATGATGTTTCCTTCATATCCAAAAGATATGAGAGATCCGGATGCGTCTTCAGATCCAAATGATCCATACAGAGACGGTGCTTTTGACATTGATGTTGAAGTACATGCTCTAAGACAGTCTGGTAAAAAAGGCTAATCACTTTTACCTCAAATCATACTAGAGACACTATAAATATTTCTGTATAAAGAAATATTGGAGTTAAACTTGTCTCGAAAAAAAGCATACTTTATGAACGGTGGCGCTGGCCGTGTAATAGCGTCTATTCCTGCCTTTGAGAAACTCTACGAAAAGGATCAAGATTTTATTATTGTGTGTGAAGGAGGTATGGATTTTTATAAAGGTCATCCTCAGTTACACGAACTTGCCTATGATCATTGGCACAAAAATCTTTTTAGGGATTATATTAAAGATAGAGATTGTATTACACCAGAACCTTATAGGGTTTGGGAATACTACAACCAAAAATGTAGCCTAGCACAGGCATTTGATATTGCTATCAACAACGAAGGATTGCGGGAAGTAAGTGATCCAAAGATCTACATGAACAAGCATGAGCTTGTAGGTGGATATAAGACTGTTGAAGAAATCAAAGCAGTAACTGGAAAAGACAAAGTTTTAGTATTTCAACCATTTGGTCGCACAGCAGAAAACATGGGTGACTTTGTAATTGACGGTACGTCTAGAAGTTTTCACTTAAATGATGTCATAAGAATTTGTAAAGAACTTAGAGAAGATTATGCTGTAATTATAATGAGTGAATTTCCTGTAGTTGTTGAAGAAAATCCTAAATTTCCTGTAGCTGTTCCACAAATACCAGATGTAAGAGTTTGGTCAAGCGTGATTGAAATAGCTGATCATTTCTTAGGTTGTGATAGTTTAGGACAACACATGGCAAAAGCATTAGGTACAACTTGTACAAGTGTTATAGGAAGCACATATCCAATTAATATTTCTTATCCTGATTCTCCTGACTTTGATATTATTGATTTAGGAGAAGGAAAACGTAAATTTAGTCCAATTAGATTATCAATGGAAGATGAAATTGAAAGATATAACGATGAAGTTATGGAGTTAGACGATGAAAGTTTTAAAGCAATTATATCAAGTGTTCGTAAGAGGCTTGGTAAACCTAGGAGTTATACAGGAACGTACACCCCCCAACAAGAGCAAGGCGAAGTCTGCCCGACGCACGGGGTTGTCCACAAAAATGATGCAGGAGTAACACACGCAAACAAACCACAAGCACAAATATTAGGAAGGACAGGACAATGACACAATGGATAGGAGCAATCACAAGAGGTCATAATGGCGGAGCTGTCTTATTAAAAGACGGACAACTTGTTTTTGCTATTGAAGAAGAAAGATTATCTAGAAAAAAGTATGATGGCGGTCCGTATGCCGCAATGATAAAATTTAAAGACTACACCGATAAGTTAGATTACCTAATAGTTGCCCATACTCAACCTTTAGAAGAATCTAGCAGAGTTGATTTCAGCGGAGGAGATGTATATACAGGATTAGCTAGAAAGTTAGGCCTTATAGATGGCAAAGATACTGCTTACACACGTGAAGGAAAACATAGACAAGTAATTGATTTAAGCCATATTCACCACAAATTACATGCGGCTTGTGCCTTTTATAGATCAGGTTTTGAAAGTGCAACAGCAGTCATAGTAGACGGAGCCGGAACTTTCATTCCAATGAACATAAACGCTGGTATGTTCAATGAAGAATTTATGACATGGGAATGTGAAAGTATATTTTCGTGTAATTATCCAGATATTTTTAAAACTTTATACAAGCATCAAGGCGGAAACGGTCCTTATCCTGGCACTCATGTACACCAAATTTCTAGTGAAAGAGAAGGTGAAGAAGGATTTCATGAACTTGTATTGGACGACACAGCTGGTATCACAAAAGCATATGAAGCAGTGACACAGTATTGTGGATTTCAACCAATAGAAGCAGGTAAGACAATGGGACTTGCTCCCTATGGAAGTAAGAATTCAAAGATTCCAGCAATTTATACTGACGGTAATGGTGGTAGATGGAGAACTTCTGACAGAAGTGTAATCATACCTACATATCCAAATGCCGCTTTAGTGAATGACGGTAAGTACGATTACCTACACACTACCCAAGACCTGTTGAATAGTAAGGTAGATCTTACAACCTTAGAGAATAGAAGAGACATGGCCTACGCTGTACAAGCAGAATCCCAGGAAGAAGTACTAAAACTTATATTCAAAGCAGTTGAAATGACTGGAAATAAGAACGTGGTGTTAAGCGGAGGATACGCATTAAACTGTGTTGCCAACTACTGGTACCTTGATAAACTAAACAAAGAAGACATAAACCTATATGTTGAACCAGTATCAAGTGATGCCGGTACTGCTTTAGGAGCGGCACTATTAACATACCATTCTTTAACCAAGGATAAGACTGTTAGACCTTATGCTGAAACCATATATGAAGGGTTTGAGTATGAACATTCATTAAATGATATAGAAAAAATTGCTGAAAAATATAATGCTGATATCAAAGATTGTGATCACAAACATGCTGTTGAAGTTATAAGAGGAAAAAATATTGTTGCTGTATGGCAAGGTAAGTCAGAAAACGGACCAAGAGCATTAGGAAATAGAAGTTTGCTGTTTGATCCAACATTTGAAGACGGTAAAGATCATGTTAACAGAGTAAAAAGGCGTGAATACTTTAGACCTTTTGCGGGAACCATATTATTAGAACACGCACATGACTGGTTTGATATGAAAGGCATGGAACAATCACCGCACATGATGTATGCCATGGATTGTAAAGAAGGTGTAGCAGAAAAGATTCCAAGTATTATTCATGTTGACGGTACGTGTAGAATACAAACTGTCACAAGAGAACAAAATAAAAATTATTATGATATCATAAAAGAGTTTTTTGACCAAACTGGTGTACCAATTATTTTTAATACAAGTTTTAATTTAGGTGGTGAACCATTGGTAGAAACTTTAGATGATGCTGTTAGAACTTTGTATAATAGTGAAATAGAATATCTATACCTACCTGAATTCGGAAAAATTATAGAATTGAAAAACTAATGTTTCATGAGATATATCCTATACCAGTATATTCTACAAAACTTAACAATCATGAACAAGTTAAAAAAGATTTTTCTGAAGTAATCAAAGATGATAGCAATTTTGGAAAAAATCCTGGCTGGCATTGCGATGTAGATAGTACTTTTGGCCTACCAGAAGCAAATAAATTACCTTTTCAAAACTTTATCAAAGGCGCTGTAATGTCTTTGAATGATTATCTAAACCATTTAGGTGTAGATTATCCTGTAAAATACGGAGTTGAATGTTGGTTAAACAGATATGGCAAAAATCAACATCAAGAATTACATAATCATGCTGGCGCATGTGTAATAAGTTGTGCTTACATGATGAATTTACCAAAAGATGGTGGTAAATTTGTTTTTTATAGAAACACTTATGATTTTTTTCATAACAGTAAGCTACCTTTGCTAACATCAGGACATTTTATCTATAACAATAGAATAACACCTCCTTTAGAAGAAGGACATATTGTATTTTTCCCTAGTGTGTTAGAACATTATGTAACAACTAACCAATCAGATGAAGTAAGAGCAACAATAAGTGCTAATTTTACAATAAATGAGAGACCAGATGAAGAAAAACACGATTAATGAGGATGAAGTATTCCTTATAAGCAAAAATTACTCTGTAAGAT